GATAAGAAATCAATCTTAACAGACTTCGAGACATCAGAGAGAGTAAGGGCATGGGAAACAGTAAACAAAATAATAGAACTCAATGACAAATTCAACTACAAAAAGATTGGAGTTGATGATGGGGGGTTAGGGACTCCCATTCTAGATTATCTATTAACACACAACCAATTAAAGAGAAAAACGATAGGATTGAATAATGCAACTAGATCCATAAACTACGATGGGAAGACAAAAAGACTACTAAAAGAAGATCTCTATGGGAATTTAAAAATGATGATGGAACAGGGTTTAATACAAATCCCCGACGCTGAAGAACTAAGAAGGAGTCTATTATCTATCCAATTTGAAATAGACAAAGAGACAAGAAACATCAAAATCTTTGGACGATTCAGCCATATTACGGAAGCACTCATAAGATCGGCTTGGTTGGTAAAAACGAAAGGATTAAATATTATGGCTTTTTGTTAATATCATGGCACACACCGGAATATACGCAACATCCGCGGAATGTATTTTTAAGATGGGCAACGGCTATGACTCAACAAATGTAGATGAAGATAGGATTAACGAACTATGTAAACAATGCGAGAGCTTCATAAACGACTTAGCGAGACAAGTATTCGCAAAAGACGCAACAGCTTTTATCGCTCTTAACGCAGAAAAGAAATATTTACTAACAGAAACAGTATCCAATTTCTGCGGATACTATGGAGCTATGTTTGACTCAGCTGGTTATGGCTCACAGAGAGAGCAAGAAAACATTATGAATACATGTTGGGCTAGATTCATTCAATGCATAGGATTACTAAAAGACCAAAAGTCTGTGGGGTTTATTGATTAATGGCAGACACATTAATTGCAGGGACGACGTTGGTTGAGAAGGAAAGTAGAAGTATAGGAGATGCTCCAATAGGTGCGATTCTTGCATGGGCGAAGAGTCTCGCAGGAGTTACAAATTTAGCGGAGGGTTGGGTTGAGTGTGATGGGACAGTTTTAGTGGATGCTTTAAGTCCAATGAACGGTCAGACCATCCCAGACCTAAACGGAGATAATAGATTTATGAGGGGGGCTTCTACGAGTGGGGGAACTGGTGGGAGTGAAACCCATAATCATACAGGGACTACTAGTGATATTTCCCCAGATGTTGCTTGTAGCAGTGGAGCGGGAACATTTTGTAGAGAGACAAGCCATAACCATACAATTTCCTCAAATTCAACATTACCTACATACTACAATATAGTGTGGATAATGAGGGTTCGATGATGGCACATGACTTTAAAAAATACCCCGAGTTGACAAACAACCAGATGAATCTCTATTACTTTGATAGCCCACACCAACAAATAGCAGAGAACTTCGACGCTAAGGTAGTAAATGTTCACGATGGAGATACGATAAGAGTAAGTTGTGCTTTTAGAGATTTTGATTTCCCTATAAGATTCTCAAACATAATGGCAGCAGAATTGAATGAAAAGAATGGAGTTGAGGCGCGAAACCATTTGGCAGACATAATCTTAGGATCAGATGTAGAAATATTAATTAACAAAAAGAATCGTGTTGGGAAATATGGGAGACTGATAGGAAATGTAATACACCGAGGTTTTGATGTTGGAGAACAAATGAAAGCAGATGGCTTCGCTATTGACACATGGAAGGAGCAGATGGGAATTAAAGACTTGAGGATTATACTAGACTTATAATGGCAGATGATAAAGTATCAAGCATGATTGCAGGAAGCAGCACTAATGTAATTGATGATTATGAAGTAGATTCAGCAAACACCGACGGAGCAACAGGGAATGGAGAAACAAATTACAACAATACTAATTGGTCGAAATGGTATGGTTATTTTGTAGCAATCCCCGAAATTAACGCAACGATTAACGCCAAAGCAACATGGACTATAGGAAAGGGATTCAAAGCAGATCCCCAAACAGAAATGCTTTTAGATACTATCAAAGGAAATGGGATGGACACATTCAACACAATCCTAGAGAACGCAGTAAGAACCTACTACATCGGAGGAGATTCTTTTATGGAAATAATCCGGGATGATGAAGACAACTTAATTAATCTAAAACCGCTAGATCCATCATCAATAAATATAGTAGTCGGGGAGAATGGAATGTTAAAGAGATATGAACAGATAAGTAAGTTTGTAAATAAGGGAATTATGAATAGATTAAAAAATCTTGTTGGGAAGAAAAGTGTAGTGCCATTTAAACCGGAAGAGATTTTTCACTTAGCAAGAAACAGAGTAGCAGATCAAATTCATGGAGTATCAGTTATCAAATCAGTAGAAGCTATTATTTTAGCAAGAAACGAAGCGATAGATGATTATAAAACAGTAATGCATAACAATGTATTCCCTCGTTGGAAGTTTAAATTAAAGACAGATGATCCAGTAGAAATCGATGCATATAAAGCGAAGATGGATGCAGTGACGCAAACAAAATCCCAAAATATATATGAACCTTTTGATGTATCTGAATCTGAATTAATCTCAGTAGCACCAAATGCAACACTAGATCCTAAAGCATGGATAGAAACACAGGGAGACTTCTTTTATGAAGCGGTGGGAGTGCCTCAGATTATACTTGGAGGATCAGGAGAGTTCACAGAAGCAAGCGCTAAGATCGCATACTTAGCATTTCAACAGAATATAGAGGAAGAACAACTATTCATAGAAGAGCAAGTTTTAAGTCAATTAAATTTAGTAATAGAACTAGAGTTCCCAGCGTCGCTGGAGAATGAATTACTAAGTGATAAAGCTAAAGATGGAGCAGAGAATATAGATCCAAGTGAAACAACAGCGGGAGAAGGACAATGATAGATAATTATTATGAACTTATAACAAATTTAGGTTTTCCTATTTTTGTATGTTTATGGTTTATGCTCCGGACAGAGAAGATAATTAAAAACAACACTAATGTGATGCTGGAGGTAGTGCGAAAATTCTAATGGTAAAAAAAACAGTAAGAGGAATGACTAGAGAACAGTTTAAAAAATATGAAAAGAAACATTTTAAGAAAAAAAATACAACAATCAATCTAGATAAAAGAGGTGTAAACACAAGACCTGGAGAAACAAGCTCTAAGATAAGCCAAGAAACTATAGGTAAAAGAAAGGAAGAAGCGATAGCAAGAGCTTCACCCGAAGGAAGAGCAAATATTAAAGACGCAAAGAGTAAAAGTAAATCAGGAAACGCTCCAATCTTTTTAGGAAAAGAAGCTTCAAAAGGTAAAGCACTAGATAATCTAGAAAGTGGAACTAGATTTAAAGATGTTAAAGATCTAGGCGTAACAGGATCTGATTTTGGAAAACGTAAAAGAGAAATCTTTGCAGAAGAACATCCTACTCAAAACAAATTATTAGGTATTGGAAATAGTTTTGCAGCTTATGGAGCTTTGGGAATTGGTGCAGGAGCATTAGTAAAAGGTGGATTAGGAGCATTAGGATCGGTTGGAGCAAATACAGCAGCAGGGACATCAACAGCAGCAGGGACATCAACACAAGCAGCAATACAATCCGGATTCGCTCAACAAGCAGCAGCGACGGCAGGTTATACTCCAACAGCTACAAGAGCAGCAGTAAGCACAATAAACCAAGTTGGAAAAATGACTATTAATTCAAAGACTATAGGACTCGCAAAAAACTTAATGAGAAAATTCTTTACAAAAACAATAACTTCCACAAACTTAGGAACTGGAATAACAACTACAACAAGAGTAGCTTCAAAAGGAGCATATATAACCACAGCAATAACGTGGGCGGGTTCTGTATTCTTAGGAAGATGGGGACAATCGGAAGCACCAGAAGCGATACTATTTCCAATAAAAGAGTTAATAAAACAAGCAAAAACTCCTGAAGATTGGGAAGAAGTTGAAGAACATTTAAAAATAGCAGCAGAAATATCAGACGTGTCAATATGGGAAGAGATAATATTATGGAGTCCATTCTCAGCAGTAGAAGGAACATTAAGTAAAGCGAGAGGAGTAGCTGAGGGTGTAGAGATAATAGCAGAAACAGCTATAAAAGTTAGGGAAGAACAACTAAGAGAAGAAGAACAGGGAGGCACTGATTTCGAAGTTGCACAAAGGGAGAGAGATACAGCGAGGGATGAAAGAGATCAAAAATTCTCAGATGATGAAGATGAAAGAAATACAGCGAGGGATGAAAGAGATCAAAAATTCTCAGATGATGAAGATGAAAGAAATACAGCGAGGGATGAAAGAGATGCGCAATTTACAGCAGATCAAGAAAAAAGAGAAGCAGACAAAGAGAGAGAAACTATAATAACCCAAGAAGTTTTTAGATTAAGGAGAGAAAAGAGGTTTGATGAAGCCGATGAGTTAGAACTAACTATATATCAATAGTAAAGTTTATAAAGGACACATCACTGTGTCTGTTATGGTAAATGAAACACAAACAGAAAAACCTAATACGGAGAATATTGAATCTACTAGTGAAGCTAGTGATGACAGTAATCCCGTCGAGAAAGCGTATGAAGAGAAGAAAGCATTAAACGATAAATTAGAAGCTGAACTCTTGAGAGGGGAAAATCTTAGAGCTAAAATGATGGCTGGTGGTAAATCAATAGCAGGACAAGAACAATTAACTCCGGATGAAGAATTAGAAAAGAAGGGTGCAGAGGGAGCACAGGAGATCGTAGATGCTTTTAGGTAAAAAGAAAGAAGCTCTTGATTCTGCAAACGCATTAATCGAAATGTATAAAGCTGGATTTCTTGATGGTTACACCCCAAAGCCAAGAAGCAAGAAGGATTATGTAATCCTAAATAAGAAATACTCAAAGGCTTTTATTAAAAGATTCGAGAAAGCAGTAAAAAGATTAAAAGGAAAAAAATAAGATGGAAATGTATCTATACCCAAGAGGGAAATTTGAACAAGTTGAAATGTGGAAAGCCCACGCCCAAGCATCCTATTGGAAATTTAGAAGGATAAATAATAAAACGGGAAAAGAAGAAATAATTTTAGTTCAGGGAGCATTAAGACCAAGTGTCCTGGGAGCTTATGAATTTGTATTCCCTAAAGAAGCCCTAGCGGAAGTATGTAGTTTTTTTGGAATTACAAAAAATGAACAATACGGATTCGGGAAGTTTGGATTATATGCAAGACACTTCGGAATGAGAAAAGTTTTTGGTTGTAAGAAAATACCCCAGAAAATATTGAAGGAAGCGGAACAAATCCCACCAACATTCTCGACGGAAGAATTTGAAAGAGGATCTTCTAATTGTATAATCCCTGGAGTGAGTTTGCACTTGATAGGAATTAGGAAAGATAAGTTTGGAGTAATGGGAGACTATACCCAAGAGTTATTATGAGCGACTTAGAAATGCGATTATGGGTGGGTTTTGGTGTTATTTTCATAGGATTTATAAAAGGTTACCAATTTTGGAAAGAAGGGAAATTTTAGAAAGATTTAAATAGTAATTATTATAAGAGTTATTATGGCACGAGAGGCAGTAAAAAGAGATACGAAGATTCTTACTTCTAGAAGATACACTTGTGCAACATCAACAGCGATTGCAAAAGGAACATACTTAACAAATGCAGACGCAGTAACAGCATCGGCATCTACAGGAACAGGAGATCCATTTATAGGATTCGCTCACGCTGACGTTAATAGTTCTACTGATAGTGCATTCAATACTGATACTTCAGTTACAGCAGATAAGGGTGGTATGTATGAATTAGTAGCAAGTGGGGCTATTGCTGTGAACACTTATGTTAAAACAGCTGCTCCAGGTAACTATGTTATGGAATGTGTAAATGCTGATTTGACCGCATCGCTAGCCTATATCATAGGAATTGCAAGAGAGACAGCAACTGATGGAGAAACAATTAATGTTGAGGTATTCGCATAATGAATCCAACAGAAGGCGCAAAGGATAGAGCAGAGGCACAAGCAAGAGCAGAAAATCCAACTAAGAAATCTAAAAAGGGAGAAGTAGAAAATGACCGATTATGAAGTTGGAGAAGATAAGTTAAGGGCAACAACATACGATAACGCGATTAAGCAATTAGCGATTTATTCTTATAAGATGAAGCAGTTAGTATCTGTTACAAGTTCGGGATCTTGGAAGAATTACTTTTTTAGAGAAAGCACAGATATACCAGAAGGACAATCAGGAAATGCTATTAAGGGTATTCCAAGAGGAGCAGACTTTCCCGACGCTGTTATTAGTTGGGAACAAGTAAGTTCTAGAATTGAGAAATATGGTCTAAGTGGAAAGATTGACCATGAGGATATTATTGCTAAGAACATTGATACTCGAAACAGAACTATTAAGAGAATTGCTGAGGGTGTGGCTAAAGCAGTGGATACTGAGATTTATACAAATCTATCTACTGATGCAAGTATTCAAGCAGGAACTCTTTATGGTGGATATTGGGATGAGACAAGCGCAGCAATCATTAAGGATCTAGCATTCATGAAAGCACAAGTTAAGAGCTATTATGATAATGCTTCTAATTTTGTTATGGTTATAAACCCAGACGCAGAGCCATACGTATTACATTACATCTACGAGAAAGGAGCACAGGCGACTTCTAGTGGACAAAAAGCATTCAATGGACAAATTGGTAGTCCGGCTGGTGTAAGTATTATTACAGCTGATATTGTCCCAGTAAGTTATGCTTTATTTGTAGTCCCAAAGAGTTGTGCAACATGGAAATCATTAATGCCACTAGCAACAGATACAAAGACAGACAAGTTTATGGGCGATGAAATTAAGGCATGTGAGTATGGAGTTACAGAAGTCCACGAACCAAAGCAGATTGTTCTAACCCAAATCTTAGAATAGATATATTTTTATATAGGTTTATCATTAGTTTTATATGAGTGGCAGAGCAGAAGGACTAAATGATATATTCGATCATAGTGTGAAGGTCGCAGAAAATTTAAATACTAAGGGTGGAACTATAAAAGACACTCCAACAGATGATCTCGATATTGTTAATAAAAAATATGTTGACGGTGCGGATGCTTTACTAGTCCCATATACGGGAGCAACTGGTGACGTTGACCTAGGAGTTCATAAGTTAGAATTTACGGATGGAGGAGATACGGCAGAAATCTATAAGAGTGGAACGAGCCTTATAATTAATAATGAGGGATTGAATTTAGATTTTAAAATAAATTCGAATCTTGTTTTTAGATGGAATGGTCTAACTGGAGATTTTGAGCCTGGAAGTGATGACACTTTTTCTTTTGGAACTTCTAGCAAACAATGGAAAGACCTTTATCTTTCAGGAAATCTTGACTTGGGAACTAACACAATCACCGACGGGGCAATGACTGGGGCGTGGGATATGAATAGCGGAATAATGACAGAGGTCAACATCGACACAGGAAACATAGCAAATGCAGTAGTTAATACAGAATGGGATTTAGCTTACGACCATTCAATAGATAACTCTCAAGCCCATTCAGATTACTTAATTAACAATGGGGATGATGTAAGTTCTGGGAAGTTACGAGTAACAGGAATGGGAGTGGGTAAATCTGCATCTACTGGATTATTAGATGTTCAAAGAGTAGGGAGTTCTACAAGTTCATGGTATACAATAGCAAGATTATATTATTCAACCACAGGAACACCTGCCTCGGGAATAGGTAGTGCGTTCTCACTAAGAGCAGAAGGACTAGGTGGGAATGGAAAGAATACAGGATATTATGCAGGAACTTTATATAATGTTGCAAATGATGCAGAACAAGGAGAAATGATAATAAACCCTGATTGGCATGATAGTAAAGTCGGTAGAGCTTATAGGGCTTTAAAGGTTAGAGCAGTTGCAGAAGATGAAATCTTAGTTCATT